AGAGCATCCTGTGATGTGGCGGCAGAAGGGGTTTCACCTTCTGCCAAGACGCCAAGCAGGCGCAACGCGCCGTTGATCTGATCGCCTGCGGTGGCTGTCGCCATGTCACTCTCCTTCGGATTCGTCGCTTGCCGGAGTCAAAAAGTCAGGGACTTCGTTGGGCTGTTCGATGGGTGTTTCAGTCGGAGCGGGTGCTTCTTCGACTGGCTGCTCCGCTGGGACTGCTTTCTTGCCGCCTTTGCGTGATGCCGCCTTCACTGGCGTGTCGTCAGTATAGCGCACCCAGCCGTGCTTTTCATCATGTTCGACTTCGGCGTCAGACAGTGCGAACTTGGAGCCGTGAACGAGGTGAGTCAGGAGAATATTGGGCATTTTGATTCCTTCAAGGAAGAACGGGGCCGTGAAGCCCCGTTCTTTGAGTTATCGCTGATTAGGCGATGCGGTAGAGGGACCAAGTGGCCGTGCCGGTACGGCGGGCGCGGAAGGTCTGGGCAGTGCCAGCCGTAGCGACCACAGTAGCCAAGCCCACGAGGGTCCAACCTGTGCCAGCAGTCATGGTGATGACACCACTGGTGTTGCCGTCCACGTTCACCACGCTGAAGTCAAACGCGCTGTCTGTCTTCATGCTGGGGAATGCTGCGTCCATCAATGCGCCAGTGGGCAAAGTGTAAGCAGCGGCCGAAGCGCCGGGGCTACCGAGAACAATCTTGGTTGCCAGTTGAGCGGCAGTCAAGGTTGCATCGCCAGCAGCCACAGTGGCCGGAGCGGGTTGTGCAAAGAATTGGATTTCGCTGAGGTTGCCGTCACCGACTTGGTAACCGCCTGCGCCATTAGGGAGAGCCATGATAATTTCCTTTCAGAATGATTTGAGAAAGGGGGCCAAAGCCCCCGTTTCGGTTTAGCCCCAGATACGGCAAGCCATCTGTGGACGGATGGTGTTGTAGCCGTACAAAACGTCCACACGGCAAGGCATGCGGTCGTTGTTGATGTCGTACTGACGAACAACGCGCAAGCTGATACCGTTGTGAACAGCGCGGGAAGCCATGTCCACACCTTGAGGCAGGAGCAAGTCGGCTGTGGCGAATGCGATTGCATCCTTGTGGTACACCAAGTTCTGGGCATAGGTCGAGGAGGCCGAGCCGAGGAAGTTGATGTAGGCGTTGGCTTGAGGGAACGAGTCCACGGTAGCCAAAGCCTGATCGGCGGTGTACAGCGCAGGGCTGACAGACACGCTTGCCCAAGTGCCGCCAGAAGCGGTGGCATCGGCCAACACGGTGAACTGCTGGAGCGAACCAGTGGATTCACGAGTCTGTGGGTTCACAGCGTACACGCCAGCGATGGTGAACACTTCACCAGCCTTGATAGTTGCCGAACCAGTACCAGACTTGATGGAGATGGTGGCAGCACCTTGGGCGCTGATTGTGGTGTTCACTTGCAGGGTGTTTGCAGTGGCAGTGCGCGAACCGGTGGTCAATTGCTTGATCGACTGGCTCATGTTCACTTCTTCAAAGCCCAACACGCCTTCACCCATCATGCCGTTCTTGAACTGGCGAGAGATGGTGTCGGTGGGGTTGAACAAACCCTTCAAACCGTCAACCAGACCAGCGTTGGCTGCGGGGTTAACCGTAGCGTAGCGAGGCTGCATTGGGGCTGCGGATTCGTTCAGTTTCTGGTGCGCTTGCAACAGAACCAGAGCCGTGGCAGGAGTGGTGCCGGGAGTGCCGACAGACTGGTACACCTGATTGTAGGCATTGGCAACGTCAGCATCGACCGAGGAGGCCAACTGGCTGATACGTGGCTTCAACACACGCTCGGCGAAATCGTCCAATTGCATGGTCAATTCAGCAGAAGTGAAGTTGATACCGATGTGCTTCTGGTTGGAAACAGTCAGGGTTGTGTACTGTTCGTTGTCGTCCTGAACTTGCAGGGCGGCACCGTCAGTCACGACAGCGCGGTCGGGCAAACGGATACGCAGTGTGGAACCGATTTTTGCACCTTCAACAGCGAAGCTGTCGTCGTACTGGCGGTTCACGTTGCGGGTGATCACGAGGTTGTTCTCCAGAATTTCCAGAGATTTGCGCGTGATCATGTCAATGGTAAGCAAACTGTTGCTCATGATTCAGTCCTTAAATTTAACGATTGCGGAGTGCCTGCGCCTTGGCGATCTGGCGTTGACGCTCGGCAGCGATCCAGTCTGACACATTCATGGTCTTCGCAGACCGTGGGTCAGTGGTGTCAGTGACACCGGAGGTCGTTACTCGTGCAGTCACCGGGGTGATCGGTGCGGGTGCAGAACTGGTTTTTTTGACGGGAGGCTCATCAGCCAATTTGGCTTCAATGCGACCAATCTCTTTTGCCTGCAAGAAAGGCGACAGACGGGAAATGCGTTCAGCTTCCTTGGGATTGGAGCCGAGGTGGTAAGCCAACTCAGGACCAATGTCCGAGGCACGAATTGTTTCTGCCATTACGTCCGTGATCGGCAGCTTGGGGTTGTAGGCAACTTGGTCAAAGTCGTCGTACTTGGCCCGAACTTCTTCTTCACGGTCATGATAGGCTTCAACAATCTCAGCCTGCTGCTTTGCGTTGTCACGCTGCTGAACCAGTTCTTGTGCGCGTTTTTCGGCCAGTGCTTCCGCATAGGCTTCAGGCGATTCAAATTGGTCAACGGGCGGTAACTCTGCTGGAACTCGGGCACGGGTCTGCATTTCTGCTTGCTTTGCCTGTTGTTCACGTTCCCATTTGCGTTGCTCACGAGCAAGGCGTTTGCCAATCATCGCATCGAGGTCAGCTTGAGAGAATTTCTTCTCCTCGGGTGTCTCGTTTTGATTTTCAGCGATTTCCGGCGCATTTTGTGCGTGATCCGTGGTGGCCGTCACCTCGGGCGCTGGCGCGGAGACAACTTCCGCTAAGTTTTGGACTTCATCAGTCATTCAAGTGAACCTTTCGATTCCCCGGTCTACTGGGCCGGTACAGTTCTCAGATTATGCTCTAAGAAAAAGCATGTCAAGTGCAAATCTGACAAAGCTGTGTCAGACTTTGAAAATAAGTGATCACGCTTCCAAAGATTCAATTCTTTGAATTGCGTTTTGCAATGCCATTGTTACCACAGCAAGTACGGAACGGTCGTAATAGCCCCACGGTTTACCTTTTTCTGGTTGCGGAGCCGCTTCTGGACCAATAACCTTGTTGACGTTCTGTGCGTAAAAACCGAGTTGCCGCTCTTTAGTGTAAGACTCTTTTTGTTTTTCCTCGGTGTAATACCAGTACCCGGGCCGCAATCCTTTAAGCATTGCCACTGGGTCGTTCGGCACACCGTCTTTGACTTTCCAAGTCTCATCAGACACGCTAGAAATTACGCCAGTGGCATCAAATGTTGCAGCACCTGCGCCATAGGCAGGCATACGGTTGACACCGTTTGCACCCAGCATGAGTTGAGTCAGGCCAGAGTTCTTGAACTCGAATCGACCAACGCCCGAGTCAGACTCGACAACAAATGTATCGTTGTCAAACCCGCCGTTGTTGTTTTGCTTGAAATAAAACGTGCGCGAGCTGGTGTTACCAAGTTGAGCGATTGTTCCATTTGTAGGAGCAGCGACAATTACAAAACCTGTTCCGTTTGGGTCAAGTGTCAAATTGCCGTTGGTATTTGTCGTAGTGACCGTATTACCACTGATCTGCACATTACCAGCAGTGGCTGACAACATGGAAACTGCTCGTCCCGCTGTCAGATCGGAAACAGTTACTTTCTTGGTCGTACCGCCTTGAACAAGGGGAACAACCTCTGTACCATCAAGTGGTGTAGTTGCCGCAGTTAGTGCTGAGATTTTAGTATCTGCCATGATTTATCCTTAATTTGGAATATCCGCTGTGGTGCGCGATTGTTCAATCCAGTTTGTGCCATTGTAGAAAAATGTGATGGACCGGCTGTATCCGTTTGCAGGGTTGGTCCACGAAGCCATTTTGTACTTTGTGCCCCAAGTGACACCGAGCAACGCACCGCCAGATGTGTTTTTCAAGCAGACAGTAAGCAATTGACCAGCGGCTTCTGCACTGATTGGGTCGCCGATTGCAAACGCCGTGGTGCTGGTAACGTCAATCAAAAACGTAATTGCAACTGCGGTGTTAATTGGCACGTTTGGTTGCACCGTTTGAGAATTGAACGAACGTTGCGGGATCAAAACACCGCCGCTATTGACAGCCAAAGCCATCAAAGGCGTGTTGCCGTTTCGTTTTGTCCAAAGTTCCCAACGACCGCCGGTTCCAACGGGTTCATTAAATGCCCGCATTCCAGCGGCATTGATGCCATTCGAACCTTGGTAAAAATCAAAGACAGCAGTCTTGAGGTCAGACGGCTCATACGCCACCACGCGACCATTCCACACATAACCACCAGCATTTGCGTTCCATGTGTAGATGCTGCTGCCGGTGCTGTTGTCCACAATGCGAGGGTGCAGTGCCACAGAGCGGTTACCCCAGATTCGGTTGTACAAGCCGGGGGCCGATGCAGGAAGTGTTGCTGCGTCAATCTGGATGTCATTACCCACGTTGGCTTCTGAGTCATTGCTCAGAATCGTGTTGCAACGGGGGCCGGAGTTTGTGCCATCTGTCTTGAAGTGGATACCAATTCCACCGCTGAACTGAGCGCCTACGTTGGCGAACACGTTGTCGTTGCAGTTGCCAAGCTGGAGGCCGTCTTCACCGTTTGAACGTGCATCCACCAAGCCACAATATCC